CCGTTAGGGTGCCGGGGATCATGCCGAAGGTATTGGTCGTGGATGTGATGGATCCTGAAGACATAAATTAGACGGTGACGCTGTCGATGACGTTGACGCGGAAGATTTCGGTGCGCGAGATGGTCGAGCCCGGGAAGACGAACTTGATGTCCCACTTGCCGAGGCCGATAGCCCAATCAGCGGTCGAGCCCGGGTAGGTCACCGTGAAGGACAGGCCGTCTCCGGCCTTGGTGATCGTCATGTCATAGACGTTGCCTTGGCGGTCTTCGAGGGACGAGCTAAGGGTCGTGGTCAGCAGATTTGCCGGGCCCGTCGCCCCGGGCGTCCAGGTAAAGGTGCAGGCGAAGGTGTTACCCTGCGAGACGGTTACTTGATTAGTGCAGCTCATCGGGTCTTAACCTTGCCCCGATTGGAAGGGGGGGTCAGGTGATGGGCTCAAACAGGCCGATGTCGACTATCGTATAGGTCGTAGGGGTCGGGGAGAGGCCCTGATAGGCGGGAGGGACGAAGGCGTCGGCCGTGATGGTATAGACTTCTGCCGAGTCGTTTTCGACATCTTCCCCGATCAGCACCGAGTGATACCTGTCGTCGAAATTGATGGCCGCCAAGTAAAGGTCGTCGACGTCGATCCGCATGGTCAGGTCGGCGATAAAGAATGCCGATGTAAATCCGCGCCTGAGCAAGCCGTTGCCCTCTTCGGTCTTAAATGCGATGCCCGTGTCCGGGTAGATTTCATTGCCATCAGCCCTAGTGGGAGGGCTATTCTGAATGACAGCGCCGCGGAGCTTGGCCCAAGTATTGATGCCGACCACGTTGTCTCCGATGACGAAGGCCATCAGATGCGGGCGTAGTAGTACTGCGCCGTGTCAGTCCCCAGCTTGATGCGGTCGCCCCACAGTGATCCGGTGACGTACTGGTCGACCGAGTAGACTCCGTCCCCAAGCGCGTTGACCTTAGCCAGGAGGACATAGCCGTAGGTGTCAGTGTCGGCAGGCAAAGCCCCACCAGTATTGAACACAGTCGGATATGGGTCGTCTGGGTCATAAGGATCAATAGGAGCCTGAGCCGGGAAATCGTTTGTCGAAGGGTCGGGGCCGGCTCGGAGGTAGATGAAACAGGACGAGGTCGACGCAAAGTCGAGCCGTAGTATGTACCCAGCAGTCAGGTCGTCCAAGTACTCAAAGACCTCCTCCGCTTCGTTGTATACCTGTGGCATCAGGTTGTTCACAGTGCCCGGGCAAATCTCGTAATTGACCACGGTCGTCTCACCCACCGTGCTCTCGGTGATGCCGTGCACCTTGAACGGCGAACAAGTAAAGTTGGCCGAACCGTCATACATATCGGCAAACTCTTTCTCGATGCCGATGGTGGATTGATTGTTGGCCGTCGAAAAGACGTAGCCGGCGCCGTTACGGATAGCCATGACTCAGGGAGCAGCGGTGGCGGCGAAGTATACCTTGCGGCTCCAGCCTTCGTTGGTGTAGCGGACTTCGTAGGAAATCTTCAGGACAGACCCAGCATAGCGCTCAATGTTCGCGTTGGATAGGAGAAGCTTGGGGCCGAACTCTCCGTCGCCACTTGCGCCGACATACGACGGGATGATTGAAATGGAGAACTCGCCACCCCAAGTCCCCTCGTTCGAGGAAGCCCCGAGGAGGTCAACGAACTTAGCCGGAGCCGTGGTGTCGGTCGTATAAAAGAAACCCGAAAATGTCGTAGTCGGCGTGAGATAGTTGGTCTTGCCGTAGAGTTCTCGGACCTCGGGATCTACGAAGCCGATGAACCGACCACCGCTGGCCTTCTCGAAACAAGCGCCGTTGTCTCCGATGCGGGACTTTACGGGGGCACCCGTTGGGCCTTTGACCGTAGGGCCTAGGTCGCTTTCAGGGTAATTGGGCGGGTCTCCAGGGTCGGCGGTACCGCGTCCCGCGATAGGTCCATCCCACCCCGCCGCCTGGTCGAGGAAATTGATGTGGGTCGTGATGTTCTCCGAGCCGAGTGAGTTGCTGGCGACCATCTGCGGGTTAGTGTAATCATCATCCGTGTACGAAGTGTCGATGCCGACATAGTCCACGGTGATCGTGGCGATGCTAAGGGCGTCATATGACACTCCGACCTTGTGGGCCTTCATGTAGGTGTAGCCCGAGTCGGGATGGGACGAGCCGATGACGGCCACATTGAAGTTGCCGTCCTTGTCGGACTTGAAGACGCACGTCCCGGTCATCAGACCGAAGCCGTCCCCTTGCACTTTCCATCCTGGTTGCAGGATGGCGTTGGTCATTAAGTCTCCGTATTTGACGAGTGCCATGGTGGTAATGTATTAGATTGAGGACATGACCGACGCGTTGCGGGTGGCGTTCAGTTCGGTCTTGGTGAAGTCGTCGTATTGGCCTTTCTTCTGATTGGCCGAGATGTCTTCAAGTAGGTTGGTCTGCTTCTTGGACTCGGTAAGGGTTTCGTCGAGGGCTTGGAGGACAGGGTTGGCGCCTACGCCGACTACGTTGGAGAAGCCTTCGGGGGCTTTGAAAGAGTTTTCCTTGGTGGCCTTTTCGGCTTCAAAGATTGAGGCGTACTTCTTGCCTTCAGGGCTGGCCAAGAATGCTTCCAGTGCTCGCTTCTGCATGGCAGGGTCTTTTTCAATCGTATCGCCGGAGCCTGGTCTAATCCCACGTCTTGCGTGCGGAGCCAATCTCCTTCCTTCTTCCGTTTCCTCAAGGAAGCGCCGTGTGAGTTGTTCGCGGCCAGCCTTTACTTCGCGTTCTTCCTTTTCTCTGGCGTCCTTAGCCTTAAAGAAGTTCGCCATTTTTGTTTCTTCATCAGTAGCAAGTTTGGTTTTTCCTTCGGCGATTCGGTTTACGCCGTCAGTCGCAAGTTGATTGGCTTCGGCGATGGCGTTGCTGACAAAGGCGATGATGCCGGAGATGATGGCAAGCGGGCCGAGGAACGACAGGAACACCGACGAGATGGTGTTGCCGAAAGACTTACCGATCTTGTCGAACTGAGACTCGACCTTGCCGGTTGCCTTGGTCGTGGTCTGCTCAACGGCTCCGCCCGCGGTACCTACCTTGACGGACGAAGCACGCTTCTCCAGGCTGGTGATGGCTTCCTTGGCGCGGTCGACCGCCTGCGGGACATCTGACGTAGCCTTAATCTGGACTTCAAGTGATTGGGCCATCGGTGGTAGGGGGGCTTTCCTTTGCAGGATTGGAAGCGGAGAAGTAGGCTTCCCGGGCTTCCTCATCGGCCATGAAGGCTTCCTCCTCCGTGGACATGATAGAGACATCAGCACCGTTGCGGACACCGAAGGCCGTGTTAAGCCAGATGGCCTGACACTCGGGCATCTCCCAGGCACGCTGCTCGGGTATCCCGTTGGCAATCAGTCCGGCCACGATAGCCAAAGGCCACGGGATGTTCTTGCCGTTGCCGCCCTTGGTCTTGGTCTGCTCCCAGAACTTAGGCCAATGCCCGACAAGGATGTAGGACGAAAACAAGTTGAGTTGGCGCTGGAACTCCTCGGGGTATCGTTCGAGCTGCAAGACCCGCCAAGTGTCCCTGATGCCGAACTTACCGATGGGCTCCTCAGCGCACAGTTGCACGGCGAGGATAAGGTCGGCGGGGGTTATCGCGCGGTGGCTGTCCACAAGCGGGGACTGGAACGCCTCCAGCCGCACGCGGTACTTCAGGCACCAAGGGTAAAGAGTTCGACCCAGAATCCTGAAAGGAGCCGGGTCGACGTAGGCGTTGAGGAAGCGTTTGTCCACTAGCCTCTAGACTGTCCCCCTTTCGGGGGTGTCAATTACGCGTAGGTAATGCCTTCGAAGTCTACCGCCGTCACGGTGACGGAAGTAAAGCCCTTGTTGGTGCCCTTGTCGTCGACCTTGGTCACGACGCCCGCGAACGAGACCGAAGCCGAGCCAGACGGATAGGCCGAAAGGGTGTTGACCGTGAATGTGATGGTGGCGCCGAGGACCGGGATGGACGTGGTCTTGGCGATGCCTTCGATGGTGATTTCGCTCTTACGGTCGTCAAGACGGTGGGTCTTGGTGATGCCCGTCTCATCGACGACCATGGCCTCGGAGTTGAACGAGGACGAGAGGCTGTAGGACTGGACGAAGAGGTTCGAGACAGTACCCGCGATACCGTAGACGCAGGTGGTTCCGTTTGAGATGGCGGCCATTTGTAATTGCAGGCTTTGGAATTGGCTCAGGCGGGCAGGACCACCAGCACGTCAAAGGCGAAGGAGGTCGCCCAGGAGCGCTCGTCGATGCCCTCGTCTTCGGAGACCACGGTGACGTCGTAGCAGGCCGCGTCGGTCGAGGTGACGAAGGCCGCCTTGATGCTGGCAAGGTCGCGCATATTGCCGGACAGGGCGGCGCAGCGGGCACGGTGATCGGCGAGGGTCGTGTCGTCGGCGTT